TATAAAAAAAAATTAAAATAGTTGTTTATTAAATAACTATTCTTATATTTGCATCTAATTATTAACTTAAATTATTTAACTATGAAACATTTATTTAAAGCATTAGCAGAATTCCAACAAGAAGTACCTGTTATTCACAAAGCAACACAAGGTTACGGTTACACTTATGCAGACTTACCGAAAATCTTTGAAGTAATTAATCCATTACTAAAAAAGCACGGTTTAGGGTTTACACAACTAATTAACGGAACACAAATAGCAACCTGTTTATTTCACGTTGAAAGTGCTGAAAGTATCGAAAGTAAAATTGATATTCCGCAAGGAGTAATTTTAAAAGGAATGAACGAGTTCCAAGTTTTAGGAAGTGCAATTACTTATTTAAGACGTTACGCATTAAGTTCAATGCTTGGTTTAGTTACGGACAAAGACACAGACGCTTCTGGAGAACAAGTAAAACACGAACCTAAAATACCATCTATTGACAACACACGTTTTCAAAAAGCTATTGACGCAATTAGCAAAGGAGAATATACAGTTGAAGAACTAACAACAAAGTTTAGTTTAACACCTGCACAATTAAAAACGTTAGAAGTATGAAAATACGTTGTTCAGCATTGGGGCGGTTAATGACCGCTCCACGCACCAAGACCGAGACATTAAGCAAAACAGCAAAGAGTTACATCCAAGAACTTGTTTTAGAAGAAAAATTCGGAATTAAAAAAGAGTTTAGTTCACGTTACACCGACAAAGGTTTACAATGCGAAGACGAAGCAATAAGTTTAGTAAACGATGTTTTGGGTTTAGGGTTTATATTTAAGAACGAAGAACATTTTAACAACGAATGGATTACAGGAACACCGGACGTAAACACGAATGATGTTTTACTTGATATTAAATGTAGTTACGAAGCTCACACGTTTCCGTTCTTTGAAGACGAAATACCTACAAAGGATTACTACTATCAATTACAGGGTTATATGTGGCTAACAGGAAAGACCGAAGCACTACTTTGTTATTGTTTAGTAAACACACCTTTAGAAATAGTTGAAGACGAAATTAGACGTGAACATTGGAAACAATTTAAAATTGACGAAGACGCAGAAATTAGAGAATACGTAGAAAAGAAACATAACTTCGACCATTTGCCAGAACAAACAAAAGTAAAAGTCTTTAAAATAGAACGTGACGAAACAGTAATTTGGGAAATACAAAACAAGGTTGAAGAAGCAAGAATTTATTTTAACAGTTTAATTGAAACAATATGAAAGAGAAGACAATAGCAATTATTATTTGGATAGCAATTTATGGTTTTGCTGCCGTTGGTATTTACAATTTATTTAATTGGTTGATATGAACATACAAATACAAGACAAAAACGTTTTAAGCGTAATGGCTAAATTTAAAGAACGTTCAGAAGCTGGAATAAAGAAATACAAGACAACGTTAGAGCGAACGGATTTAACGACGTTAGAATGGCTTACACACGCACAAGAAGAAGCAATGGACTTTGTTCTTTACTTGGAGCGATTGAAACACGAATACAAACAATTTAAATAAATAAAAATGGAAACAAGAAACAACACAGGTGCAATTTTTAAGAACGACTACAAAAAAGCGGAGAACCATCCGGACTACAAAGGAAAGGTTTTAGTAAACAACAAAGAGATGATGATTGCTTTATGGTTGAAGACATCTTCAAAGGGAGTTAAATTTTTTAGTGCAATTTTTAGTGAACCATTTGAAAAGAATGAGCCACAAATAAATAATAATGAGCCACAATACAAAGTGCTGGATGTAAACGACGATTTACCGTTTTGATATGTACATACAAGACGAGCAGCTACGAACTGAAGTAAAAAAGATTTTAAGGTTAAAAACACGAAACAGCATCGTAAAAGAAATACAGGACAAAGGAAATAAATTTCACTTTTTCCAACTTACAAACTTCTTGGAAGGCAAAGACGTTTCGTTATCAACGCTTAAAAAAATAGATTACTTCGTAAACAAATAAAATTTTCAAGTTAAAAACGTAGGCGCAGACTTAATTGTTTGCGCTTTTTTTGTTACCAACCTTTCAATAGGTTAAACCAACCTTTCAAAAGGTTATTTTCAGGTTGTTTTGTTCTACACAACTAATTGTTAATAAATTCGTTTGTTTATTGTTGAAAAATTAATCATACATTTGCTTAATATCTAAACAATGAAATATTGGAATGGTTAACTAAAGTTGCAAAGCATCATAACGAATGGGTCAAAATGGTTAATCAATTTGGCGAATACTTCTTTGCTGAAGACATCGTACAAGAAACGTACATAATGTTAATGAAATGGAGTAGCGAAGAAAAACTATTTAAAGACGGAAACATAAGTAAAGGTTATATGTGGTTAATAACGTAGATTTAGAATGTGATAGTTGGCATTGGTACGACAAACAATTATTTGAACTGTACAAAAACACGAATAAAAGTTTACGACAAATAAGTAGTGAAACAAACATAAGTGTAACAAGTATATTTAACACGGTTAAGACTTGTAAAAAACGAATTAAAAATAACGTAGGTGAAGACTACCAAGATTTTATAAACCAAGATTACGAACTAATAAAAAAGAAAAAATGAAAAGTAAAGGATTAGGCGATACAATCGCAAAAATTACAGAAGCAACAGGAATTGATAAACTTGTTAAATTTATTGCAGGTGAAGACTGCGGATGTGATGAGAGAAAAGAAAAGTTAAACAAACTATTTCCGTATGCAAAACCTTTGTGTTTAACAGAAGACGAGTTCAACACGTTAGACGCTTATTTTAAGCAAAACACGAACACCTTAACAAGCGATGAACAAACAAGTTTAATAGCAATTAACAACCGTGTACTAAACCAAAAATTAACGTTCAGCACTTGTTCAAGTTGTCTTCGTGATTTAGTAAGTAAGTTAAGAGTAATTTACAACGAGTACAGTCCAGAACAAACAGAAGATGCAAGTAGCGAAGGTTAAAATAAACAGCATAAAGACGAACCCAAAAAACCCGCGTTTAATTAAAGACGACAAGTTTAAAAAGTTAGTCAATTCAATTAAGGAATTTCCGCAAATGTTAGAACTGCGACCAATTGTTGTAGATGAAAACAATATTATTTTGGGTGGAAATATGCGACACAAAGCTTGTATTGAAGCAGGGTTAAAAGAAGTTTATATTGTACAGGCGAAAGATTTAACCGAACTACAAAAAGACGAATTTATAGTTAAAGACAACGTAGGTTTTGGAGAATGGGATTGGGATATTTTAGCAAATGAATGGGACACGGACAAATTACAAGATTGGGGTTTAGACTTGCCGTTAGACGTAAGCGTTCAGGAATTAGAAGCTGAAGAAGACAATTACGAAATACCAAACGAAATAACCACGGATATTGTTTTAGGTGACCTATTTGAAATAGGCGAACATCGTTTACTTTGCGGAGACAGTACAGATAGCGACCAAGTGGCTAAATTAATGAACGGAGAAAAAGCGGATTGCGTTATAACAGACCCGCCATATAATATTGCATATAAGTCAGGAACTTGGAGTAAAAAAAGAAAAGAAGAAATGCGAGAAATTGAAAATGATAAATTAGGAGAAACCGAGTTTATTCAATTTTTAACAGATGTTTTTAATTTATTACATATTTATTCAAAAGATACTGACAAATATATTTTTAATGATTGGAAGTGTTTTCATCTTTTTAGAGAAGCCTGTATAAATTCAGATTTTAAAATAAAAAATGTGATAGTTTGGAATAAAGAATATCAAACACAAGCATTAAATAAATTTGCAAATGCACACGAGTTAATTATATTTATAGGAGACAATAAATACCCTATGCTTGATATTAATGTATGGAATTGTAAAAGAGAGTTTGACAAAGACCACCCAACACCGAAACCAATTGAATTATTAAGCAAAGCAATAACATATTCTTCAAAAGAAAATGAATTTATTTTAGATGTTTTTATAGGAAGCGGCTCAACAATGATAGCAGCACACCAACTTAAACGCAAATGTTACGGTATGGAATTAGACCCTAAATATTGCCAAGTAATAATTGACCGAATGAAAAAGTTAGACCCGAGTTTAGAAATTAAACGCAACGGAGAAATTTTAAATTAACAGAACAAAAACAGAATGAGTAAAGAAGATTTAATACCATTTAAGCAAGGCGAAAGCGGAAATCCTGCTGGACGTCCGAAAGGAAGTAGAAACCGAAGCACGATAGCACGTCTTTGGTTAGAAACTACACAAAAAGCAAAGAACCCAATAACAGGCGTTGAAGAAACTTTAACACAAGAAGATTTAGGAACTTTGGCAATGGTAAAAAAAATGCGTGACGGAGATGTTTCAGCATACAAAGCACTTATGGATAGTGGATACGGTGCTCCTGTTCAACAAATAGAACAAACAAATATAGAACAACCTTTATTTCCTGATGTTAATACGGACGACTGCAATTAGTAAAATTGCAAAGTTAGACAAGCGAATAAAAATAATTCAAGGCGGTACTTCAGCGGGTAAAACTTTCGGGGTTATTCCTTTATTAATTGACATAGCGACAAAGCACAAAAACACGGAAATAAGTATTGTTGCTGAAAGCATACCACACTTACGAAGGGGCGCACTAAAAGACTTTGTTAAAATAATGCGTTGGAGTAACAGGTTCTTTGAAGACAAGTTTAACAAATCTTTATTACGTTACGAATTTTCAAACGGTTCTTACATTGAATTTTTTAGCGCAGACGATAGCAGTAAATTAAGGGGTGCAAGACGTGATATTCTTTATATTAACGAATGTAACAATGTAACATTTGAAAGTTACAACGAACTTGCAATACGTACAAAAAAACGAATATACCTTGACTTTAACCCAGCAAATGAATTTTGGGTTCATACCGAACTAAAAGACGAACCCGACACAGACTTTTTAATTTTAACGTACAAGGACAATGAAGCACTTGATGAACGAATAGTAACGGAAATAGAAAAGAACCGTTTAAAAGCAACGACAAGCAGTTATTGGGCTAATTGGTGGCGAGTATATGGAGAAGGACTTGTCGGAATGTTAGAAGGAGTTATATTTAGTAATTGGAAACTAATTGACACAATACCGCCTGAAGCACGGTTACTTGGTTACGGTTTAGACTTTGGTTATAGTAACGACCCGACAAGCATAGTAGAAGTTTACAATTACAACGGACAAAGAATACTAAACGAAATATGTTACCAAACAAGTTTATTAAATAACGACATAGCAAAGAAACTACAAAAACACGTAATAGTATACGCGGATAGTTCAGAACCGAAAAGCATTGAAGAAATACGACGAACAGGCCAACAAATAAAAGGAGTAACAAAGGGCGCAGATAGTGTAAACTACGGAATACAAATAATGCAGTCACAAAATTATTTAGTTACATCACAAAGCACAAACCTTATTAAAGAGTTAAGAGCGTATTGTTGGGACGCTGACAAGTCTGGTAAAACATTAAACAAACCGCAAGGAAAAAATGACCACGCAATAGACGCTGTACGTTACCACGAAATGGAAACGTTAGGACTAAATAATACACACGGGCAATATTTTATACGATGAACGATTTAGAAATAATGATGCAATGCGTACAGATTTACATCTACCAAAAAAAAGGTGTAAAGGTTCGTATTTATTTACGTGACATCCGAGATATTAATATGTTAAAACAAGCATACGATTACATACAAAAAAACGAACACAACAAAAACACGAATAATTAATTATTAAGATATGAAGTTAGAAATAAACGTACCAACTACTTTAAGTGAAATACCATTAAAAAGCTA